CTGTCTCATTCTCGGAAATCGGCAGCTTTTCAAGTGCCTTGGTACGGGGAAATCTGCCGATACTGATTGAGTAGTTGTAATCCTCCAGTATTGGCTTAAACACGTTAGCCAAAAACATGATGCGCCCCTCACGCGAAGAAATCATCCACGACTGCGCCCGTTCGTTGAAGCCACCTGCTTCAGGCAGCGTACTGTTACCCCTGCGGGTTACGTTGTAACCGGCCAACGGCGGATAGTTCGTGCCTCCAGGCACTTCGCTGTCCGGATAGAGCACGACCGTTATGCTGTTCTCCTGCGCATTG